GGAACTATTGTAACATATGCTGGCGGTGGAGGTGGTGGTTCAGATGTGACTGGTGGTTTAGGCGGCGCTGGTGGTGGTGGAAATGGCGGTAACAATCAAGGTGCAGGAAGTTTCGGAAATGCACTTACTGGGGGTGGTGGTGGTGGCTCTGGTGGTGGCCCCGCTACTGGTTTTAATAGCGGCGCCGGCGGAGGAGGTATTGTAATTCTCAAATGGACATAACTACATAAAAGAGTAAAACTATGCCAGATATAATCAGAGTAGGAACAAATAGAATAGCAAACAATGCCGTGAATGCAAAACTTCAAGAGCCAAATGCTTTTGAAGATTACTTTTTAATGGGCGGTTTATAAGGAAAAAACGATGCCAAGAAATTATACAATTTTGGGACAAAGAAACCCATCAGCAAATGTACTGACGGCACTGTATCAAGTGCCCGCTGGTAATTCCGCTGTTATCTCATCAATCAATATTGCAAATCTTGATGCAAATGCTGCTGCGTTTAGTATTGCCGCAAACGTTTCTGGTGTAGCAACTGCGAATGCTAATTATCTAGCATGGCGTGTCGCCATTCCGGGCAATGATTCGATTGCATTGAGTTTAGGTATTACACTAAATGCTTCTTCACAATTGTCAGTTAATGCTAATACATCCACTGTTTCATTTAGTGCTTTCGGTACAGAACTCTTCTAATGCCAATTCGTAAGTATACAAACGGTAGATTTAGTTTAAAGCGTTTTACTGCACCTGGTATTGGTGCTGCTGCCGCTGGAGGTGGGATTACACCAAGTGTAGGTATTCAAATCTTTACGACAAGTTCATCGTGGGTAGCACCTCAAGGTGTAACAAGTGTAGAATATCTTGTTGTTGCAGGTGGAGGTGGGGCTGGTGCTAACTATGGTGGAGGTGGTGGTGCCGGAGGTTTTCGTGTTTCACCTTCATATTCAGTGACACCAGGACAAACATACACGATTACTATTGGTGCTGGTGGTTCCGGTGCCACTCCTTCTGTAAGAGGTTCGAACGGAACAAATTCCGTTTTTGACACAATTTCAGCAACCGGTGGCGGTGGTGGTGGAACTTATACACCAGGATCAAATGGTGAAGGTAATAGCGGAGGCTCAGGTGGTGGTGGCGCTTTACTTTTTGTTTCGCCGTTTGCTGGCTCAATTGGTGGTCGTGGTAATTTAGGTAATTATACTCCTGTTGAGGGATTAGGTGGTGGAACTGGTGCTGGCACACCTGTTTTTGGTTTGGGTGGTGGCGGTGGTGGTGCATCAGCAAACGGAACAAACGCCGTACCAACGGGTGGTAATGGTGGCATAGGAATTTTTTCAACAATTTCAGGTGCAAACACAGCATATGCTGGTGGTGGTGGTGGCGGTGGAGACAATCGTGCGCCTTCTCCTCTTGGTGGAACTGCTGGCACAGGCGGTGGTGGTAGAGGTGGTAATGGAACTCCCGGTCAAGAAAGTGGTGTAAGTGCAAACACAAGCACTGGTGGTGGTGGAGGTGGTGGTGGCTGGAGTGGAACAATGGGTAGTTCTGGCGCCGGCGGCTCTGGTGTGGTTATTCTTAAATGGACATACGGTGATGCTACAAATCAAATGTTTGTTTTTGCAAACACAGGACAATTTAGAGTGCCCGATGGTATTACAACAATTGATTATTTGTTGATTGCTGGTGGTGGCGGTGGTGGTTCGAATGGCGGTGGCGGCGGCGGTGCTGGTGGTGTTAGACGAGGTGTAGGTTACCCAGTAGGACCTAATCAATTATACACGATTCAAGTTGGTGCTGGTGGTGCAGGTGCACCTGGTACATTTGCCGCCGGAGTCAGTGGTACAAATTCAAGCATTTCAGCGGGCAACACTAATTCCGCAATATTACTTTCTGCTACAGGCGGAGGTGGTGGTGCTTCACGTGATGGCGGTCCACCGGGTGTAGCGGGTGGTTCTGGTGGTGGAGGTGCCGGTGTTGGAGCACCCGCTAGTACGGCTGGAGCAGGAGCGGGAAATGCTGGTGGATATTCACCAGCCGAAGGATTTTCAGGTGGTACCGGCGCAGGAGATTTTGGCACTAGTTCGGCCGGTGGCGGTGGTGGTGGAGGTGGTGGCGCTGGTGTTGCTGGTTCACCTCAAAACGCAGGCAATGGTGGCATGGGTATATTCTCCACTATTTCTGGTGCAAATGTAGCATATGCTGGTGGAGGTGGAGGAGGTATAACAGTTCTTGGTACTGCCGGCAAAGGTGGTGGAGGTTATGCGTCTTACGGAACAATGACTGGTACACCTTACGGTGGTGGTAATGGAATATCTCCGGGTCCATCCGCTGGTTCCGGCAATACTTCTACAGGAGGCGGTGGAGGTGGTGGCGGTGGCGGTGGTTCTGGTGGATCAGGTATCGCTATAATTAAAATTTCCTCTACACAAAACAAACTTGCTATATTCTCCAATACAGCAACATGGATTGTGCCAACCGGTGTTTCAAGTATTGAATATCTTGTTGTTGCTGGTGGCGGTGGCGGTGGAAGTTCTGTTAGTGGTTCTGGTGGTTCTGGTGGCGCAGGAGGATTTAGAACAGGAACAGGTTTTGTTGTAACTGCCGCACAAACATATACTGTAGTCGTTGGTTCGGGTGGTGCAGGTGGAACAAATCCATTGCAAATAAATGGAAGTAACGGAGTAAATTCAGGATTCTTCACAACAGACACATCTTTATGGTCAATTGGTGGTGGCGGTGGTGGTTATGGCTCATCAGGTCCTTCAATTGGAAATAACGGCTTTTCTGGTGGTTCGGGTGGTGGAGGTGGTGGCGCAGGTGGTGGGGCTGCTGGTGTTGGTGGACTTGGTACTGCGGGTCAAGGAAATAATGGTGGAAATGGTAACAGACCAATTGGATGGAATGGCGGTGGTGGTGGCGCCGGTGGTGCAGGTGGAAATGCTTCACCAAGCGGTACTGGTGCAGCAGGACAAGGCTTATCAAGTCTTATAACAGGAACATCAGTTACATATGCTACAGGTGGAACAGGAGATGGTCCTACGGCGTTCGATGGTGCATCATTCACTGGAAACGGTGGCGGCGGCACTAAATCTGGTGGTTCTGGTATTGTTATCTTCAAATGGACGTAAAATAAATAAACAACTATGGCAACTATAAACACAAGACAACAATTCAAAGATTACTGCCTACGCCGTCTTGGTTGGCCAGTCATTGAAATTAACGTTGATGATGATCAAGTAGATGATCGCATCGATGATGCGCTCGGTTTTTGGCGTGATTATCATTATGACGGAACAGAAAAACTGTTCATGAAGCATCAGATTACGCAAGAAGACATCAACCGTAAATGGATTTATTGTCCAGATGCCGTACAATTTGTCACAGGCATTTTTCCATTCGACCAATCAAATGCGTCAATCAACATGTTTGACTTGCGTTATCAGTTGCGTCTGCACGATCTCTACGACTTTACGTCGGTATCGTATGTGTCATATGAAATCACGATGCAGCATTTACGCACACTGAATTTGCTGTTTTCTGGTACACCACAGTTTCGTTTCAACCGTCATCAAAATAAAGTGTTCTTAGACATCGATTGGACAAGAGATGTCGAACCTGGTGAATGGATTGTTGTTGAATGCTATCGTGCAATTCAACCAGAAACGGTCGTATTGACAGGCACAGTGAGTGGTTCACCTTCATCGAATACAATTGTGGGTTATGGTACAAAGTTTGATCAAGAAATCGTACCATTTGACTTCATCTCTATTGGTGGGGAATCAAAACAAGTTGGTAACATTGAGTCGCCTACAAGCCTAACGCTGATTGGACCACCAACATTAACTCACGATAACTCTGCAATTCAAATAGAAGGCACAACGGATATTTGGAATGACCGTTTTCTAAAACAGTTAGCCACAGCAAAAATTAAACAGCAGTGGGGTAATAATATGAAAAAATTTGAAGGTATTCAAATGCCAGGTGGAGTCACACTAAACGGTCAAAAGATTTACGATGAAGCATCGGAAGAAATTAAAGAAATGGAAGAACAGATTTACATGATGGGTTCACTGCCGTCAGAAATATTTACTGGCTAATGACTACTAATTTTTATTTCAATAATTTCCCAAACAAATTAGGGGGTAACAGTGTTGTTACTCCTGAACAGTTGCTTGTCGAAAATCTTGTTATTGAAGCACTCAAAATTTATGGCTTGGATGTTTACTATTTGCCACGTACAACACGTGATCAAGTAGATTATCTATTTGGTGAAGATGTTTTAAAAGAATATCGCACTGCACACCCAATTGAAATGTATCTGGAAAATGTAACTGGCTTTGATGGTGATCAAGACTTCATATCTAAATTTGGTTTAGAGATTCGTGACGAAGCAACGTTGCTTGTATCTAGATTGAGATTTAGGTATGCGGTTAATGGTCTGACACGACCACTTGAAGGTGATTTGATTTACATACCAATGACCACAAGTTTCTTTGAGATTACCAGCGTAGAATCAGAGAACGATCAAGCAATGTTCTACACATTAGGTCGTGGTCGTGGTGGTAATGTATATGTGTATGCTTTGAAAATGAAACAGTTTTATTTCTCAAATGAGATTATTGAAACTGGAATCGATGAGATTGATGGTAACATTCGTAATTATTACCCTAAACTTCGTATCTCATTGGGTTCTGGTTCAGGTAAATTTGTGAATGACGAAATCGTATATCAAGGTTCTTCACTGTCAACTGCCACAGCACAAGCATTAGTTTATGACTTTCAACCAAATGCATATATTGATGTGTATCGTATGCAGGGTGACTTTACATCATCAGCGAACGTACACGGTAATACAAGCAGCGCACAATGGACTGTAACACTAGCGTCTGATGCACCGACACAAAATACACCATTTGAAGACATCATTGACAATGCACGTATTGAAGCAGCCAGTGATGGCATCATCGACTTTACGGAAGTTAATCCGTTTGGGGAACCGTAATGTTAGGTAATGCACAATTTTATCATCGCACCATTCGCAAGATGGTGGTTGTGTTTGGCACAATGTTTAATGATCTTGAGATTGTTCGATACACACAAGCAGGTAATCCAAAAGAAAAACTTAAAGTACCATTGTCTTATGGACCAAAAGAAAGATATCTGACACAGATTACTTCTGATCCAAATTTAGTTAAGTCGATTAACTCTGTCATACCAAGAATGTCATTTAATCTTGACAGTCTTGAGTATGATGCAAGTCGCAAACAGATTTCTACATTACAAAATTTTGCCACTGTTACAAACACAGGTGTTGCAACGCAGTTTCTTCCAGTACCCTATAATTTTGAATTTAGTCTGTCGATTTATGTTCGTAATACCGAAGACGGCACACAAATACTGGAACAAATTTTACCATTCTTCACACCAGATTTTAGTGTTGTCGTAGATTTTATTCCGCAAATGGGTCAAAAGTACACTGTACCTATCATACTGAATTCTGTGGCATCTACAGTTGAGTATGAAGGTGGTATGAGTGATGGTACAACAAGAATCATTATGTGGGATTTGACGTTTACGGCTAAGAGTTTCATTTGGCCACCAGTTAAGTCTGGAAAAATTATCAATCAAGCCAACACAAACATCAACATTGACCTTACATCTAAACAAATACAGAAGGTTTATGTTGACTATGCAAATGGTAACAATGTGTTTACCACCGGTGAAACGATTCGTGACAGTGCAAATGGATTCTTTGGTACGGTAGAATACTTCAGTAACACTTCACTTGGTACACTTGTAATTACTGGAGGCAATGAGTATATTAAACCGGGTTATACACTCACAGGTGATTATTCTGGTGCAAGATATAACGTGTCTACACTAGATGTCACTTCAATTAATGCTGCTGCTGTAATAGTCGAACCTACTCCTATTAATGCCGCAC